CAGGATCTTGGAACGAAGCAGCTTACAGAGTAGATAGTTACAAAGGTGGCAAGAAAGCATTTAGAGTAAACGCTACAGAGAAAATTACAATGAATTCAGACTTTGTAAGTGAAAGCGAAAATGATATGTTTGAAGAACTAATAAACAGTCCTGAAGTTTATATCTTAGAAGGTTACCAAACAGACGTAACATTTTCAGCACTTAATCAATATGTAAAACCTGTTAGACTTACAACTTCTAGCTTTACAAAAAAGACTGTAGCAAACGATAAACTTATTCAGTACACTTTTGAAGTAGAAAAGAGTAAAACACTAAGAACACAATCAGTATAATGTCAGTACAATTAATAGTATATCCTCAGACAGCACTTACAAATGAATTTGTAATTGATGGTACAAACTTTAACACAATAAACACTTCAAGTAGTTATGACGCACCTTCTTTATTACAAACAGCAATAGACAATCAACCACCTAGTGTTGTTAATACTTGGTATCGTTACAGAACAACAGGAAGTGGAACACCAACTTTGCCAACTGAAGTGTCAGGGAATTTAACTCTTTATTCAGTTTCTACTCAAAGTCTTTGTGGTGTGTACCAAAAGTTATCTAACTTAGTTGTAGGAAATGCTTATGAAATAGTAATTGATGTAAGCACAACAGGAGCAGGGCTTATAGTGCCAACTATCTATGATAGTTCTACTTTCATATCGGCAAATATTTTTAGTGCAGGTTCAAGTCAGGTTACTTATAGTTTTACAGCTACATCAGTAAATCAAATTGTAGTAATTAGTTATTCTAACACAACAGCAGACAATATAGTAATAAGTAATATATCAGTTTCACCGCAGGGAGTAGTGCCAACAAACACTTACTCAAATTTACAAGACGGACAAGTTATTTGCGACCTTTATGAAGATGAAGACATTCCTCTAAGTCTTAGTGTAGATGACTTTAAAAATGTAGCTGAGAAAGTGCAATCATATTCAAAGGCTTTTAACTTACCTGCAACAAAAAGAAACAATCAGATCTTTGACAATATTTTCGAGATAACAAGAACTGATACAGGGCTTAACTTTAACCCTTACAAAAAAACAAAGGCAATTTTAAAACAAGACGGCTTTTTATTATTTGAAGGTTATTTAAGAATGCTTGACATATCAGATAAGTCAGGAGAAACTAGCTACAATGTAAACTTATATTCTGAAGTTGTTGCACTTGCTGATGTATTAGGAGATAAGACTTTTTCAGAGTTAGATTTTACAGAGCTAACACACGATTACAATAAAACGCAAATACAATATAGTTGGAATGATACAGGTTCTAGTATAACTTATTCTAACCCTGATACTTCAGGCTATAGAGATGACTACACAACTTTAAGATACCCTTTTGTAGATTGGACGCACCAACAACTTATAGGTGGTTCAACAGGAACAGCTGCTACAGTTGGAAACCCTGAGTACACAGCTTTGGAACAAATCTTCAGACCTTTTATAAATGTTAAGTATTTAATAGATAGGATATTTCAAGTCGTACCTTTTACTTATGAAAGTGAGTTCTTTGATACAGACGACTTTAAAAAGTTGTATATGGATTTTAATTGGGGTGCTGATAATAATCCTATAACTTTTAACCATTCAAGAATACAAAATCAAAATGCTAGTCAAACAGCAATTGCGACATTTACGACCATAGAAGTTCCTTCACCTTCACCAAATTTCTATACTACTGAAATGGGATATTCATCAGGAGTATTTACTGCTCAAGTAGATAGTCAAACTTACACTATGGATTATTCTTTTCCTATTGGAAGCACAGGAGCTCCTTGGAGCTTAACACATAGATGGAAATGGTATCACGCTAGTACAGGTATTACTGATTATATAAATGTAACACCAATGTCTAGCTCATCAGTAGCACAAGTACCTTACCCTGTTATGTCAGGTAATTTTACTAGAATATTGATGAGTGGAGATACTCTAAGTTTTGAGTTTCAGAGTTTAGACACACCTTCTACAGTAATTAAAACTTCACCAAATATAACTCCTACCCAACCGATTGGAAATGGTTCTATTCATTGTGTAACAAGTACAGAAGCTATGACAACTGATACTATTCTTCAGACACTTAGAGGAGAACTCGGACAATGGGATTTCTTAAAAGGAATTATGACTATGTTTAACTTAGTTACTTTGCCTGATGAAGATAATCCTAGCAATATAAAGATTGAACCTTA